TCTTGGAGTCTATCCACTCGAGAAAAGTAGATGAAAGTTTGCTTGTAGGAAAGCCAGTATGCTTTGCTTCTTTTAATTCCCATAGGTAATCGAATTGACTGTTATCATCAACTACCCACGGGCATTCAATTTGCTTGTAGTTTATGCCCATTGCATTGCTTGCCAGTGCATCCTGATGGTAGTGTATCCTGATCCAAAGTAATCTGACCCAGACATAAACTTAAAAAGCTTTCCGTTGTATTCCGGGTTGGCACAAAGTTGGCTTACAGTTTGTTGAGCTACTTCTTTGGACTTGGCAAAGAACACCTTGTTCTTACCCCACATGATTGGATACAGCAATCCTTCTTGTTGTGCAATTACAGTTGCCCACGTGCGTAGCGGAGCACCTGTACACCAATCGTCAACAATGTAAATGCCATCGTCTTTTAGCATAGGCACACAATTACGGATTGTGTTTAAGTTTTCGTCTACACCATCGCCGTAGTCGTGGTGTATAATGTCATATTGTTGAGTACCGGCTTCTCTTTCGGATAGCACAGAAGTTACCGACAAGGGGGTTTCTGTGAGGCGTTCGCATCGTTCTTTAATCCAAGCTGACATATTGTTAGGTGTAGATAATTTGGATAGGGATTCAATTTCTTCCGCAGATAAACAACGATTAAAATGGTCAGTGTACCATGCCCCGCTAGTGTTTGCGGCTTTTGCCCCAATAAAGCTTAGATGGTCAACACCTGTAAATTTTACGTCTTTGTGTCCAGTTTCGGCTAATGCTTGGTTAAAAATACCAATCCCACCTCCAAGGTATGAGCCTAATTCTAAGAAGTTTTCAATGTTTGGTTTGCTACTAAACAGCAACCAGCTTGCTATGACATCTTCAGGCGGACTTAACATACCTAGTTTTAGGACATGTTGGTAAATGTTGTTTAGGTTGCGCCAGGAATAATCCACTTTTTCTCCGATAAGTATGTGTATGCTTGATGATTTTTACGTTTACGAAACACCAGACTTCCTTGATGTTCCTTACATTACTGATTTAGTTATGCAAAAATTGGAGACTGATTTTGTCCTTCAGGGGTACGTTAGGATTGATGCAACGCAAGATCCGTACTTAAAAACAGTACTAGAACAGTTTCCTTTTATCGGGGGTTGGTTAAACATCTACCATACTAAACCAGATGGTGCTATCCCATTGCACGTTGATGGACACAGGCTTGCGGCATTCAACATTCCTATTAGTGGCTGTGATGAAACAAGCCAAACTATCTACTACGAACCAGTAGGAGAAATTGAGAAGGTATACAAAGAAGATGAACGCCACTATCGCATCAATGGTGAAATGAAAGAGGTGTACAGATTTGCACTGACACGCCCTGCATTGATTCGCAATGACGTTCCACATGACGTCAAACGCTACAATGCAACAGAAACACGAATCATCGCTAGCTGGGGAGTAGGTGGCTCATATGAGGAATGTAAACAAAAGTTTAAGGAATATTTCCAAAATAGAGGTTGACAAGCCAATCTAAGGCATATATACTAGCAACATGATGAAACATTTTTCTATAGCAGGTTCGATAAGCATACGTTGATCCAACGTATTCGTGCCCCTATAGTTTAATGGTAAAACGGCGGATTTATATCCCGTAAGCAACAGATAATTGGTTCATCTCGGTTCGACCCCGGGTGGGGGTACCAAAAAATAATTTGCAATTTTTCACACTAAGAGGTTGACAAAGAGAGCAAAAGGATATATAATTACACTATGTTAAATGTAAACTTATTACCAGGAACAAATACGCCAGCCGTGGAGGGTACTCCGCAGGCTTGATCCTACACATCTGTAATGATCAAGCCTTGGAACTAAACACTCCAAGGTTTTTGTTTTAGTGATAGTAGAATTTTTTTGATGCGGGTGTAGCTCAGTTGGTAGAGCACTACCTTGCCAAGGTAGATGTCACGAGTTCAAACCTCGTTACCCGCTCCAAAAAAGTTTTAAAAAAAACTTAAAATAGTTGTTGACAACGTGACATCGTTCATATACAATAACTAGATACTACAGCGTAAGTTGCAGTAAACGTTCTTTAAAAATTTAGTGGCAATTTTGCTCGATTCGTCTATCGGTTAGGACGCTGGCCTTTCACGCCGGAAAGAGGGGTTCGATTCCCCTATCGAGTACCATTCATTGTATTGTTTTGGAAAAAGTCTGTGTCCACCAGGCTAATGCACTTTCACTGACGGCTCTGTCTGCAGGCACCCGTTACAAGTTGATATCAGAGCACACTAGGTACCTTATGTGTTCGCAACGAAAATGAATCAACCTTCGGCCGAAGGACTCATATAAGTTGATACGTTAAAAGCAAACGACAATAGGGTTATTGTTGTCCATAACGAGACAATACAATGAATGGTAATTTATGCCCGGGTGGTGAAATGGTAGACACAGGAGACTTAAAATCTCCCGCTGAATAGGCGTGCCGGTTCGAGTCCGGCCCCGGGTACCACTGTCAACGCATTGTAACGCTCAGGCGTTATATGTATATGAACAGATATCTTTTATTAGAAATTAAGTCCATGCTCGAACGTCATCTTAGTGTGTATGAAATAGCTCACAGGATGTGTTTAAGCGAAGGAACTGTCAACTTTGCAATTGGCTTGCTCAAAACGAGCAAGTAAGTTGGTTGACAAGTTATTGACTTGGTGCTAAAATTAAATTTAAGGGCAGTTTAATGTCCCGTAGGCGGCTTGCCGTCTACAAAGAATAAGCATAGTGATATGCCCAAAGCAGTAGCGTCCTACACGCCTGCGCCAGCAATGGTTCGTTTAGACAAGCCTGCTCAGTACCGTGAGGTACCCTTCACTGATAAGACCGGTGGAGGTAACAATAAAGCAAGTGTAGTGGAAAGAACGTTGGCTTAACGGCCCGAAAGGGTAACCGATGTCGACGGAAAGTAACAGGTGGTGCTGACTTCACTACAAAACCAACTTGTCAATTGGTATGAGAAAGGGTAGTGTATTTGTCCGAAGGGTCGCTCCTAAGGGCTTGTATGCAGTTTGAGTGGTTAGTGGGTTGCGTTGAAAAACGTAATACACCGATCGCAAAAGACGACTGATTACTCCGCGAGAGGAAAGGTACGTGGTGTGTTGTATTTTGTAGTCCAAAAGATTATGAAGCAACTGAGTCAGCACATCATAGTAGGTTGTTATAACTCAATGGTAGAGTGATTTCCTTTTAAGAAATATGCTGTGGGTTCAACTCCCACTAACATCATCAAAAACGCAAAGACTGACTCGGTCATATGTGAAAGACATCTAATACTTGAGCCGCAAGGTAATCAAGTCAGACGTAACTCGCAAGGTGAAATCTGTTTATGCAGGAAGTTTCGTAGCTCGCAAGGCTTAATGGTTCGCAAGATCAACGGGATAGAAAGCGTAGAATAGCATGTGACGACAAGCCTACTGCCTGGCTTTAAAAACGGCGATGTTGACAACAGACTATGTTACACAGTAAAATGTGGATGTAGTGGATATCGGAAGAAAGCAGACTCGCAAGGTTTGTAATAATGTCCGAGGTGTTGTTCGGTTAGGATGTAATCTCAGTCCTCCATATACTAAAACACATTGACGTGTGACCGCGTCATTCGCAAGAGTGAGAGGCCTACTAAAGCTGTAGGACATTAGTGTGTTTTAGTATATGCAATGGGAGAGTGTGCCTCCGGGCCTACTCTTAAACAACAGATAAGAGCATTCACGCAAAATCCGTGATGTAAGACTTGGAGCCACTCCTGTGTCCCTTAGCTAGTAAAAATTATGCGTTCTATAAATAAACGCATGATAGAATTAGAATACGCAGAAGTATCTTGGGCATTGAACGCATACTGTAAATTTCAGTGTACGTATTGTCAGCCTCACTTTAAAAACGGTGAGCTAGATAAAACTGTTGACCAATATTTGTCTATCATAGATAAGTTACAAAATACAAGGTATAAACATCACAACAAAATCTATTGGAAGATAAGTGGTGGAGAACCTTTACACTTTCCTCATCTTAGCACATTGTTAAAGAAGATGAAAGAAAAACCTAGTATTGTTAGACTAGACACTAGTGGTGATGATACATGGTTTTCGTTGTATGGTGTAATAAATCTTATTGATAAAGTAAAGCTAACGTATCATTCGTGGCAAAACGATGATGTGTTTGATTTTATACTAGAACAATGTAAAGAAAAGAACATTGATGTTTCTATCATAGTACCATTGGTTCCAGGACGCATTTTTGAATCAAGAGACAAAGTAAAACGCTTTAAAGATCTTGGGTATGTGTGCAGTGAGCAAATGTTACGAGACATAGACGGAAAGACACATCGAGGATATAGTGCAGTTGATATTAATAGAATATATGGTAGGCCGGATGATTGGGAACCAAAGCCAGTCGTACCTACTGTTCGAGACCCAAACGCACCAGACCCAAATTATGTTGACTTAAGAATTGTCAATAACACAGACCCAGTTTATACTGGACAACCTTGTTATGCAGGAGTTGATTGGTTGTATATAAATCCAAAAGGATTTGCATCATACAGCCAATGTGGTGGCAGGAACGAACACTTTAATGCGTTTGATCCAGCGTGGCAACCACCAAGTGATCATTTTCCTTGCACAGTTAATCAGTGCAGGAATGATAAAGATCGTAGAAAAATAAGAATAATAACCGAACGTTCTGCCTAATCAGCAGATACTGTGACCCGCAGGATGAGAAGTAGTGTGATAGCTACGGGTGGTAGTCTTTAAACCGAAAGGCCGCTGGCAATGCGAGAACGGAACCCGTCGTGGAGTGGGTGGAGGCCGTAAGTGATGGTGTTGGGGGTTCCTGGCGCTTGATACGGTATAATTACCACCGGGGTTCGCAGAGCATTTAGGGGGTGTAGCTCAGTTGGGAGAGCGCCAGCTTTGCAAGCTGGATGTCGCAGGTTCGATCCCTGTCACCTCCACCAATTTCAATCTTTGATTATTAACGAGTCAAAGATTTCTAATGCATGTTCCCAACTTGGAACATCTTCGAGGTTAAATCGTAAGCTGATACAGATACGATTATTGCTTGTTGTTGCATATTTTACACGATGAGGTATGTCTGTACGAAACAAGTATGGTTGGCCTTCTTTTACATTTAAAGATTCTATAAGTTTAAAAGAAGACACATCCATATTAGCACGATGTCCATAGTGTGCGCCATTTAGTTCAAGTGGTAATGCATGTTCTGGATCAGGCAAGTGTTCTGCTTCGTTGTTTGGATCATACCACTCAAATGTAGTAGTGCCAGGAGTTAATTCCCAATTGATTCCACAAGGTATAGACTTCCATTGTTTATCTAGATATGTTATATCTCTGTGTACTTGAATTTCATTTTGCTTTGCAAACAGTCTTCCAAAGTATACAACGAATCTAGGACGTAGATTTATAGTCTTAAATATTTCAAGTAGTGCAGGGTTAAGGAACGTTTCTAAATCTTCCTCAACCGTACTATATTTCTTCTTCTTTGAAACTAGCAGATTTAAGTTTGCTCTGTTCAAAGGATCATAAGAAAGATTTAGCAGTTTGTAAAGTTGGCTCATTGCGATATTTAGTGAGCAAAAGAAAGGAAAAATATGTCAGATGGCGGCAAAGGTGATTCTCCTCGCCCACTAAGTGTAGACCAAAATACTTTTGCTAGTAATTGGGAAGCCACTTTTGGTAAGAAGAAAAAAACCGAAGAAGAAAAGTTTGATGAGAAAGTTGTAATGCAAAATGAGTATTACGACTTAGAACAGTCACAAGGACCTGCAGATAGTGTCCAAGGCGGCTAAGTAGATTCAATGCCTGGTTAACTCAGCGGTAGAGTGTCTCCTTTACACGGAGAGGGTCGGCGGTTCGATCCCGTCACCAGGTACCAATTTTTGCCCCTGTAGTTAAATGGTAGAACATCGGTTTTGTAATCCGAGGACGGGAGTTCGATTCTCTCTAGGGGCACCATAGTTAGTTTAGCCCGATTAGCTCAGGGGTAGAGCAACCGCCTTGTAAGCGGTAGGTCGTCTGTTCGAATCAGACATTGGGCACCAGTTTTATTCGGAGTGTAGCGCAGTCTGGTAGCGCACCTGGTTTGGGACCAGGGGGTCCAAGGTTCGAATCCTTGTACTCCGACCAATAATATGCGGGATTAGTTTAATGGTAAAACAGCAGATTTCCAATCTTCGGTCATCAGTTCGATTCTGATATTCCGCTCCAGACCCCGTGTTAACTCAACGTAACAGAGTTAGGTAATTGCAACACCTTAATAGCTCAGTGCATTGGATCTACTGCAAGGCTTGTTTAAAGCGACTTGAAAAATCACAAAGGCAGGGACGCTAACCTGTCTAAATGGAAAAGTACGTAGACGAAGCAGTCAGTCCAGTTTAGGGCTCTTGTGGTGAGAGTAGCTAAACACTTATATTTGTATGCGGTAAATAATAGTATGAACATTTTTGAAAAGATTTCACTTAACATAACTGGTGCACCTAAAGAGAAAGTGCCAGAACATGACTATTCTACTATAGCATACGCCAAAGTTAATTTAAAATTTAACAAAAAGCAATTCATCAAAGAATACGATAAATTCATCTTACCAGCTGGCATACCTATTTCAAACAGCCAAGGTATTGTTTACATGACAGCAAAGCTAAATGAAATATGGGGTATGGTCCCGCCTGATGTTTACGATACAGGAGATGTATGGGTACAGCCAGGTAGTGCGGCAACATTAAAATATATCACTAGAGAACGTCCTTGTTGGATTATGACTCAACTAATGGAGTTAGATATTTCCAACGTTGAGGATCCACTAATGAAGCGTTGGGCAAAAGTTGGCGGCCCAAGTATTAGAAACGAAACACTCAAGCCAGAGTATACTTGGAAGATTAAGGATGAGTTCAAAGATTTAAAAATATGGAAATGGATACAAACATTACCATTTAGCAAGATCAACAGCTTGCATTGTGTTTCAATTGAGCCAGGTGGTTTTGCTGTTATACATAGAGACATGAAAGGTTTCTATGACAGCAACTCTAGTGCAGGTGTTAGCAGAGTTTATAAAAACGGATTTGTTACACTAACATTAAACATTTCAGATGGTGGCTCACCGCTGTGGTGGGCACTTGATGGTGAAGATTGTACAAAGCCATATAAAGCAAATGACTTGGTATATCTAACCAATGATTATTTTATGCATGCCGTAGGCATAACAAATAGTCGTCGACGTCAGTTGCGTATTACAGGTATACCTACCCCAGAACTTTGGGACTTGGTAGATCATTCGACAACAATTGATATTGGTCCAGATTACAAGTTCGATGCAAATTACCTAAGTCGCACAGGCTTTGGTAAAATAGAGTAAGTTTATTCCCCGGTAGCACAGCGGTAGTTGCACCTGACTGTTAATCAGGGTGTCGGTAGTTCGATCCTACCCCGGGGAGCCATTTATCGCGGAGTATAGAAACGGTATCTTACCAGTCTCATAAGCTGGTGTTGGGGGTTCGATTCCCTCCTCCGCAACCAATTAATATCTAGTTTGGCCGTTAGTAAGTCCAATGGATATAGAAATTCTTGATCTGGTTAAGTTTTCTACAGTATGAAGAGCTTTGGTGTTTAGTATAAACCAAGCGCCAGCGTCAAACTTTTCAGCGTGTACTTCAAATAGATTTTCAAACGAATCTAAGCGTAAGCTAGGCAATCTTGGAAAAGGTTGTCCCTTTTCTTGATACCACTTAGTAATAACATTATCGCCGCCTGCATCGATTAGATAGTTTAATACATCATCGCCACGTGGACCATCTGTATGCGGAGCATACGAACAAGGTTCGCCGTTATAAATGTATTCAAATACTTGTATGCCTATGCGGAAGTTACCAGAAGGTGTATCAGTTAAAGTTGGGTCAACTACATCTTTTGCCCAGCTAAGTATTTTGCTATTAACGTTAAATCGTTTATAAGTTGAACCGTGAATAGTTTCGCCTTTGACGTTTTTTAAAAAAGGAAAACTTTTCAGCATTGGTTGTTTGACAGACCATTGTAGGTTGTCGTCGGTTTCTATCATCTTTAAAGACTCCTCAATTATTTCAGGAGGAGGTACAGGGATAGTAGGCCGCTTGCATAGAATCATAATTTTACTTATGCACCGTTAGATCAGTTGGTTAGATCGTCTGCCTGTCACGCAGAAGGCCAGGGGTTCGAGTCCCCTACGGTGCGCCAAATTGCCACTAAGTTTACACACACAGAAAAATATAATGTATAAAATAATAGGAAAAGAAGAAAGCTTCAAAGTGCTTACACTTACTGAAGCAATGAATGTTGCCAAGTCAATGAATGAATTTGTTACCATCAAAGGCAACGATTTTGAAGTATGCGGCATATTTGGAGTTGACAGCGTTAAAGATGGCGTATGCCCAGACGGTGTTAAATATGATTGGAACAAGGCCAGCAGAATTGGTCGTGTTAAAAAAGAGAGAGTATAATGAAACGAGTTATTGAAATCCGAGCCGCAGAAGGCGGCGATGATTCTAAACTATTTGTCAGCGATCTTGCTGACGCATACCAACGACTAGGCAATAAGCTAGGCTGAATTACTCGTATACAGGACTCCTGGCCAGGTGAGATACACATCCTGGTTAGCGGTCCTGATCTTACGACCTTAGATAAAGAAGCCGGCGGCCATAGAATACAGCGTGTACCACCAACAGAGCGCAAGGGCCGCGTTCATACATCAACTGTAACTGTAGCAGTAATTGATCCGGAAGTTACCGCGGTTGCGTTTAATGAACGCGATTGCGATATTGATTGGTTCTCGGGCACAGGCGCAGGTGGACAGCATCGCAACAAGCATCAAAATTCGTGTAGAATAGTACACAGACCTACGGGCATTACAGCAGTGGCCCAATGTAGAAGCAGGACTAATAGCTTCAATGAAGCGATAGAAAATATTCAAAAAAGGCTTGACGAAACGGTTAGATCCAAGTATAATAAAGCTATTGCACAGGATCGGAAGCAACAAGTTGGTTCTGGCATGCGAGGTGACAAGATTCGTACATACCGTTTTCAAGACGACAGAGTACAGGATCATGTAACAGACAAGACAGCAAGTGTTAAAAAAGTTCTTGCTGGAAATTTTGATTTACTTTGGAATTGATATGACTCAAATTCTAGTTTGGAAATGTGATCAAACAGGTAAACTGTTTGAGGATCAAACAAAATACAAGAGCCATCTGCGTAAGCTGGCTCGTGAACGTAACACTAAGCGCAAGCTAACAGTTATGGAAGCAGTTGCTGATCAAAAGTGGAACGAACTCTACGAGTGCGAACAGACTATTGAACAGTGGTTTGACATGGTTATTGCTAATCAAGACATGTTCTGGGCAGAAGCCGCAAAGAGCGATCCTTACGACTGGAAGTATGTTGGTAAGACACACAGCCGTGGTAAGAACGGTGTTGTTTGCCCAGTTCCTCGACTGTTAGAGTTTGAACGCTTTGATGTTCGTTGGAATCCACAGGTTAGCAACAGCCACAGTTGCCCACATAACGGTGTAACCAACTGGGGTGTTCGTGACAAGGATGCTCCTACTAGCTACCCAGGTTGGAGCGGCCGGCTTGATTGGATTGTTGCTTGGCCCAAAGAATGGGATGGTGTCTACCTAGGCGGCGACCTGTTCAAAGGCTTATTTGGCAATGGTGGACGTCAACGTGCTCACACTGGCACCGGTGGCGGCGGTGGTATGCGTTGGAGCGAAAAGCATGGTTGCCATGTTCAAAGCTTTGGCTACGACTTCCGCATGTACGCCGCAGACTGGCCAGGTATGGCTCGTGTTGTAGGTATGCAACAGCTCGACGAAGTTCTACGTGGACAGCGTCGTCATATTGATTATGTACCAGCATGACTCTTGAAGAACTTAAAAAGGTCAAAGAGAGTTTGGAAGAACTCGAAGCTAGTGCCGAAACATTTGATTGGGGGCCTAGCTTGGAGTTTGCTAGACAGCGTCAAGCAGAAGCTTTGCGTATTGTAAAGCGAGCAATAAAGGAAAAGAAAAATGCCATGGATTGAAAATGTAAGCTTGGGTGATATCCCAAAAGGTCGTCATCACAATGCTGGTGAGAATTCTATGCTGATTCAGATTGTTGATCCTGCTATGGAGTTTCCTACTCCAATGCACAAGTTTAAAGAAACACATCAATTTGAGTTCCTTGACTTGGAGCAGAACGATGAGTTTGGTGAAGAGTTTAAAGTAACTGATGAGCAGGCCGCAGAACTTGTTCGCTTACTGCAACACGCAATGGAAAACAGAATGAACGTTGTTGTTCATTGTGTTGCTGGTGTTTGCCGTAGTGGCGCAGTTTGTGAAGTTGGTGTTATGATGGGCTTCGATGATACAGAAGTTTTTCGTAGTCCTAACTTAATGGTCAAGCACAAGATGATGAAAGTTTTGGGCTGGACCTATGATGAGAACGAACCCCATACAATCAATGGCGTAACTACTGATTGGGGGTTCGTTCTTCCCAAGGAACGCGACGGCGACATTTAACCACTATAAATAGGGATATGAATTTAAACTATCATATCCCTGTTCCTTTTTTATGGCCAACTGAAGAAGAACTAGTATACGCCAACGAAAAAATTGTCCCAGTAGCTGAGGATTCTGCCAAGAATCTATTTGAACGCCTTGGCCCTAAGTTTGACAAAACGTACATTGATCAAGCATTGGTAAGCGAGTGGGGCACTGGCAAGCGAATGAAAGAGCACATTGCCGAGCTTGGTTTATTGTTTAAGAATTTTTCTGTATTTGTAGGTGCACCTGGCGCACGTTCTTCAAAACCGCACGTTGACGGCGCAGGCCTTGGCCACGCAATGGTTGCCAGATTAAACGTTCCATTAAGAGGAATCAAGGGTAGTAGATTAAGCTGGTGGAAGACAGGGGCCGAAGATCCTAGAATTTTAGAAAGACACTTCGAGGAGTGGAATGCTAGAACCAAACAATGGCAACGAGGTTTTAGTTATTTGTCTGATCCAGAAGCAGAGTGGGAAGACCCTGATTGGTCTATTGATGAGCCAGGGCCTTGCTGGAATAGAACTGAAAAATCACACAGATTAGATCTTAACAACACCACAGAAATACGTATCAACATCACAGCAGAGTTAATGCAACCTGTTCCGTGGCCTAACCTAATAGAAAAACTTCAAGCTAAAGGTTATTGTTAAGGTAAGTTGTTGCCGTATTTGGCAATACTTCTTTTCATAAGTTCATCGTACAAATGCCATTCGTAATCAATGGCTAATGTACATAGTATTTTAGAGTGGCCAGGAATCTTCTGAGCGCCATGTGCCCAATCCCTGTTATTATACATAAATGTATTAGACTCGCAATTTGTAATGTCAACAAACTTAGGATTTACTGCGTCTTGTAGGCGCTTGCTTTTAAATGTATCTAATTCTTCATTAGGAACAGATTCCATCATGAATGTTGGCCGCGGGTTGTGATCCTCAATTATTATTCGAGTTGATGTTGGAACCGGTAATTGCTCGTGTAAGTCTCTATGAAATCCAATGGGGATTAGATTAGACCAAAAAATAACTTGATTCAAATTTCTAATAGGCAAATAGTCATAAAGCTGTTGAAAGAATTTTGGAAATAAAGTTTTGCCATCAACTTCGGGATTAGTCCAACGATCATCGGCTGTATCTTTTTGGAATGCAACAATGCCTTCCCAATTGGCTTCTACCCATTGGTTTTGCCACCATGGGTCGTTTTTTGCCTTGATAGCAGATTCTTCAAAACTTAAAGGGTTGCGTTCATCAGCTTTAACTCTAAGTATAGGCTTTTTATTTGCTTGCCACACTTCATGAAAATTATCATCCATTACTATTCGTGGAATGTCTAGAACTACAAATGGAATCTTTTCGTACTTGTTAATGATTGTAGGCGTTAGTGTTCGAACATTCCATCTTTTTATTTGTTCTGCATGTGAAGTATCAACTGACATATTTTTCTACACTCTTGTCCATTAATTTTTCATACCCAACCCAATCCCACTCTGCTAATACAAACATTAATATCTTTGAGTGGTTTGGATTTTTCTTTGCGGCATGACAAAATTCTGAATTGTTGAATACAAAAGTATTTGTGTCAGTATCTCTAAATGCATCAACGAATATTGCATCATCAACAACACCTTTGTTGAGTCTTTCATATCCCCATCCTTTTTTGTCCTCAGGTTTTGGTGCTAACCAAAATGTAGGCTCTGGATTATTGTCATCTAATATTACTCTTAGTGAAGTTGGTAAACCAGGATATTGCTCATCTAAGTCTCTGTGCAAGCCGATTGGGTATTGATTGTCCCAGCATCTTACTGTATGGATTCTTTTTACTGGCAAATAAGTTTCTAGTTGTTCAAATAGTTTTGGGAATTGTTTACGACCATCTAGTATTACATGCTTCATAGTCTTGTCGTCTGTTGGAGTCAGGTACAAACCGCGCCAGTTGCATCCTTCTTCTGTGTATTCGTTTTTAAACCAGGATTCTTTTTTTGCTTTTTCTTCGGCTTCCTCTTTTGTAAAAGGATATCCATTTGTCTTAGATAGACGTAGAACATTTCTAGCTTCCTTGTTGAATGTTTCAACAAAATGTTCGTCTGGAATGATGCGAGGTATGTCAAGCAACACATAAGGAATGCCTTTGTATTTTTCGCCAAGGTGTTTAGGATAGTTGTCGTTGAAATGCATCATGGTTATACAATATTATTCCCATATTTTTCAATACTACGATCGAGTATTGCCTCAAGTTTCTTCCAATCATAATCAATGCTCAATGAGCAAAGAATCTTTGAATAACCTTCGATCTTTAGTGCTCCGTGTGCAAAGTTTTTGTTGTTGTACATAAACGCATTTGATGGTGTGTCTTTATGTGGCAATTGAATTAGATTACTTCTATCTTCTGGCAGGGGAATTGTCTTAAAGTCATCAGCAATTGGCATTAAGAAAAAAGTAGGTTCTGGATTATGGTCTTCAATCATTATGCGAATTGACGATGGCCATGGAAACTGCTCGTTGAAGTCTTTATGCATACCAACAGTTCTATTGTTTGACCAAAATAGAACTTGAGTTAAACGCAAAATTGGCAAATGGTCATGCAATGATTTAAAAAATTTTGGCAATACTTTATAGCCGTCGATTCTAGATTCAGACCATCTATCATCAGATAGCCCTGTACTATGAGCTACAATACCATCCCAAATTGCATCAGTCCATTGATTAGTCCATTTTGGATTCTTTTTCTTATACTCTGCGGCTTCTTCAAATGTCATTGTATCACGTTCATCTGTTCGCAGTCGTAGTACAGGCTTTTTATATTCATTCCAAACGTCGTGAAAATTTTCATCCATTTCAAACTTAGGTGTGTCTAAGAACAAATAAGGAATGCCTTTGTACTTTTCGGCAAAGTGAGGTGGATAGTTTCTGTTGTAGCTTTGTATCATGCATTTATTTACCTAAGGCCTTTGCCTATTATCGACATAGGAAAATACAATGGGTTTTTACCATTTTATAGTTGATTTCTATGATATATACTAGTATACTTGAACTATCAGTATAAACACTGAGTTCCAAAGCTTATGAAAGTTTGGAACAAACTCGCTTAAACAAAGGAGAAATAAGCATGAAAACAGTTGGAGATAAATTAGCCCCATTCGCAATCACAGGTGTCAAACCAGGACAACCAGAAGATGCGTTTTATACAATTACAGACCAAAGCTTTGAAGGCAAGTGGAAAGTAATCGTTTACTATCCAAAGGACTTTACATTCGTTTGCCCTACAGAAATCGTAGCATACGACAAGTTGGCACAAGACTTTGCTGACCGTGATGCAGTATTGCTAACAGGATCAACAGACAATGAGTTCTGTAAAGTAGCATGGCAAAAGGCACATGCAGATCTACAAAAGATCACACATCATCAGTTCGCTGACACACAGCGTGGTGAATTGAGTCTGATTGAACAGCTTGGTGTATTCTACGCCCCAGCTGGTGCGGCATTACGTGCCACATTCATTGTTGACCCACAAAATGAAATTCAACATGTTACAGTTAACAACTTGAATGTTGGTCGTAGCCCAGAAGAAACACTTCGTGTATTGGATGCGTTACAAACTGGCGAACTATGTGCATGTAACCGCACAGTTGGTGGTGAGACACTATAATGCTAGAATTACTCTGGGCCCTTGGAGCCATCATTTTAATTGATGTGGTACTTGGTGGCGAAAACGCTTTAGTTATTGCTATGGCGGCCAACAAGCTACCACCAGAGTTGCGCCGCAAGGCTATGCTCTGGGGAACATTTGGTGCTGTAGCAGTTCGCTTCGCTAGCGTAGCGGCATTGACTTACTTGCTAATGATTCCTGGACTTAGACTTGTTGGCGGCATTGCATTGTTATACATTGCTTACAAGTTAGTAACCACAGAAGATGGTGAACACAATGTTACAGCCGCTAGTACCTTCTGGGGTGCTATGGGTACTATTGTTTGGGCTGATGCAGTCATGGGCTTAGACAATGCTTTAGCTATAGCAGGCGCCGCAGGCGGTAACTGGTGGTTGATTATATTTGGATTATTGGTCAGTGTACCAATCATCTTGTTTGGTAGTACAGTAGTATCTAAAATCATGTTGCGTTGGCCCAAGACTATTTGGATTGGCGCAGGTGTGTTAGTTATTGTTGCTATTCAGATGATAGTAAACGAACCCTTCGTTAAAGAAGCATTCATTGATCATGCCCCTATAGGAGAAACAGTATGAATTTTATTGAAACAGTAAAAGGCGCATTACCAGACTATGCAAAAGACACAAGGTTAAACCTTGATGCAGTATTGCTTCGCAGTACGCTAGATGCTGATGTTGCCATTGGTTGTGCAGTAGCCTCTTTGGCCGCAACAGGCAATGGTAAGGTACTAAGCATCTTGTTAGCAGATGGTCCAGTACATGCTGAATCAGCAATGACAGCGGCTAGTATCATGGCACAGAACAACGTTTGGTATCCATTCGTTGAGATGGCCGACGATTCTAGTTTAAAAGGTTTGCCAGCACAGTTACGCATGAATGCAATCGCAAGTCATGGTGGAACTACAAAGGCAAATTTTGAAGCGTTCAGTCTTGCCGCAAGTATTGTGGGCAAGTGTCATTTCTGTGTTAAAGCACACTACGACACACTGAAGGCAGAAGGCTACACGGTAGAGAACCTACGTGACATTGGGCGAATTGCCAGTGTCATGAATTCGGTTGCTAAAGTACTGAATAGCTAATCTGGTTGACAATGTTAAGCGGTTGTAGTATACTAACTGCAACCGCTTTTCTTATGGAGTTTTTATGTTAGATTGTTTGATTCTTGGTGACAGTATTGCAGTTGGTACGCAACAGTTTCGGCAGGAGTGTACCTTAGTGGGCAAAGGTGGTATCAATACTTGGCAATTTAACAAGAACTATGCTCAGAAGATTGAGCCTGCTAATACAGTTATTATTAGTCTTGGCTCAAACGATCACAATGGTGTAAACACTTTCCAAGAACTTCTTGTTATGCGACAGCGAGTAGAAGGAAAGCGTGTATTTTGGATTTTGCCAGCAATCAAGCCACACATCCAAGATATGGTCCAAATCATTGCCAAGAACTTTGGCGATACTGTACTGCCAATCACTAAGCTACAGCCCGACAAAGTACACCCAAGTTGGGCTGGGTACAAAGAGATAGCAAGTAATACAAAATAACTACCGTTGTATTTTTACAACAGAGGTTGACAAAACTGCAAAAGGTGTTATACTAAAGACTCACCCAGTAGAAAGGAGCCCAAAATGTCCGAAGTCAAACTAAACGGTCTCTACAAAGTTACAATGACTGAGTATGAGAGGGGTTATGGTCAGCGGGATATGGGCACTAAGTTCTTTGACAATGAAGCAGAAGCCAAGGCTTTTGTGGCAGAGTACAACAAAGACCCCGGTGATCCTGATTGCTTCTACAGAGCAGACTACAGAAAAATAAATTAAAAAGAGGTTGACAAGCAGGATTTTTGTGTTATAATAAATCTTTAGAAGGAATGTTATGTTGACACTTAAACAACGAGCCGCACTTGAAGTGGCAAAGACTTTTGTCTTAGCAGTGGTAATTGGAACAGGTACAGGCATTTTGCTTAACACCGTCCCACTAGCACTCTTAGGCATTGGTGCATGTGTTATCATGATCGTATTCGGTCTCAAGATGGTTTACGAAATGAAACTTTCACAACTAGAAGCAGAAGAGAAATTAAAAAACTAAATTTTTTCGCCATAAGTCAAACAGAGGTTGACAACCAGGCTAAGTAAGTGTATAATGATTACTATGATGAACAGATCCATTTCAATGTCAAATCAAAGCTGGTGCTCAAAACAGAGTATTCGCTTCTCTGACTCTTTTGATATGAGCTATCGTCATATTCTAGGAGTACATCCAGGATAAAGTAATCTAATCGTTTACTCAAACCCTGGACTTCGAAACTCCAGGGTTTTTCTTTTAGTGATAAGGAACAATGACGTTAGATAAAAAGATTAAAGAAGCAGAGTGGATTAAGATGCATACCTTAACAAAGGATCAAACTAAACAGTTGATTCTAAACAAGTTAAGACGTGCAACTGAAATGCACAAAGCATTAGCAAAGCGGGAGATGTTAGTTCAAAAACATCATTGATCGCACAGTGGTTGACAGGAAACGAGATCCTGTGCTACACTATAAAAAAGCACAAATGGGCGGCCTGTAGGATGAAGCACTTCTTGTAGTGTGAAAAATTACAGCGTAATACAGCACATTGCATAA